GGGCAGAGTACGGCGAACGCGCAGACCGAATGCGGCTGTGCATCCTGCCCAATGGCTCGTATGCGATTGGTGACGGGATTTGGCTTGGTGACGAGGCAACGACAGACCCGCCCTGGCTCATCGTGAGCGTGTCAAAGTGGCAGGACTTAACAAGCCTGACCATTGAAATGAGGGCATGACATGGCTGGTGAAATCAAGGGGTTGAACAGTCTGATGCGCAAACTTGACCGCATGGGCGGCAATGTGCAGGAAGCCGTTTATCGTGGCGTTGAGGAAACTGTTGAGTATGCGGCTGGCGAAGCGAAAGCCATGAAGCCATACGGGTCAATAGCGATACAAACAGAAACCAAGATGGTACCAGGCGGGGCGGAAGGGAAAGTATTTACAAACACGCCACACGCGGCATTTGTCGAGTTCGGGACGGGGCCGAAAGGCGAGGCTAACCACAGCGGCATATCCCCAAATGTACCTGTGACATATCATCCTGGCCCTTGGGTGTATAAGTCAGAAGAATACGGATGGGTCACAACATCTGGCCAACCCGCAAAACCATACTTATACCCTGCCGCAAAAGTAACAGAGCCAAGGTTCGTGCAAATCATGGAAGACGCGCTAAAAAAAGCGCTTAGAAGGGCTGGTGGATGATGGATACTTTACAAGCAGAAGTCTACACCGCCCTCACAGGCACAGGCTACGCCGTGCATTATTTCTATCCGCAGGACGGGTTCACACTGCCCTGCATCACGTGGCGTGAGAGCAATAACAGGGAGTGGGCACAAGCAGACGGCAACGAATACTTGACCGAGGTCGAGTACACCGTTGATTGTTGGGCTACTACTCCTGAAGCAACGGCAACAATGGGTGCGGCGGTTGATGTGAAAATGGCAACCCTCCGGCTCAAACGTACCTTTTCCTATGACCTATATGAAGCCGATACACGGGTTCATCACAAGAACATGCGGTATAGAGGGTTAATCCATATCGCGGAACAAAAGATTTACCAATAAGGAGAATATAAATGGCAAAGGTTAAGGCATTAGGAACTACTATCACTTTCAATTCGCTGGCAATCGGGGGCCTTTCCACCATCGGTGAAGTGTCTGTAACTTCAGACGAAATTGATACGACAACCCTTGATTCCGCGGACGGTTATAAAGAGGTCGCACAGGGAATCAAGGACGCTGGCGAGGTTCCACTGACCGGGTTTTATGTCAAGGCTGATGTGGGACAGGTGGGTTTGAGAACTGGCTTTGGTACGGGTGACGTTGACGCGGTTGTGATCACCTATCCGGACAATACCACCGTAACAGGCAACGCCTTTGTAAAGGGCTTTCGTATGGGGCCTGTGGAGGTCAATGGCGCTGTTGGTTTCAGCGCGGTGTTGAGGTTTACTGGCGCTGTCACTGTCGCATAAGGGGGAAACATGGCAAAAGTAAAGGCATCAAGCACTACTTTATCCTATCTCCCTGCCTACAACTCAGGCGATGCTGTTAAACTGATCGGTGCGATTTCTTCCATTGGCGAAGTAAAGCTAACATCAGAGGAAATTAACGTTACCGATCTGGACAGTATATATGCGGAGTTTATTCAAGGGAAAAGGGATTCGGGGGAACTCCCGATAACGGGATTCCACGACAAAACAAACACTGGACAGGCGCAGATGCGGACGCTTCACACTTCCGGGGCCTCTGGTTATTTCTGGATCACCTTCCCGGATTCAACCGTTATCGCGTTTACCGCGATTGTCAAGGGGCATAAAATAGGGTCTGCGGATGTAAACGGCGCTGTCGGGTTCGGGGCTGTATTGAGAATCACGGGCATTGTTCAGGTCATATCTCCCAAACCGGCAATCGCCCAGACAAAGGCAGGCGGGCAGACCGCAACGCTGGATTCAACGGCAACGGCTTTGACCGGGACACCGACCTATCAATGGTATTCAAATGAAGAAAACAACTATACAACCCCGACCATTGTTGAGGGTGAAACCTCCGCAACCTATACCACCGGGGCATTGTCGGAGGGAACTTACTACTATTTCTGCGTGATTACCGTGAGTGGGTACAGGGCAATCAATAGTCAAATCCATGTTATCACGGTTACGGCGTAACAAGACCCCGGCCCTAAAAAGCCGGGGCATCTTTTTGGAGGTGTTATGAAAAGTATTGAACTGAACGGTAAAACCTACAAGATAGAGTTTGACATCAATTCCGGGTGTGATATGGAGGATAAGGGGAATAAATCCATCGGGGCAATCGTCAACGATGCTTTGTCCAATTTGTCCCTGACTTCAGCCCGGTTAATCCTATGGGGCGCATTGAGAAAACATTATCCTGACCTAACCCTGAATGATGCTGGCGACTTGATTACAGGTGACAGGATAGAGATTTTGAACGCTTGCATTGAGGAAATGAAAAGTGCTGGTTTTTTCGGGAGGGCGGGGGAGAACAAGAAAGCCCCGCCGGAAAACAAGAAAGCCTAAGGGAAATCTATACCAAACTTATCAATGACGCTTTTGAGGCCGGGTATTCAGAAGCCTGGTCTTTTTGGTCGATGTGCCCGGCTGAAATCAAGGGGCGATTGGAAGCGTTCACAAAGGGTCAAAAGGATATCCATGAGGGGCGCGATTCCCTTGCGTGGATGATAGGTCACTATTCAGCCTGGGCTTACCATGACCCTAAAAAGTACCCTGACAAGCCTCACCTGATAACAAAATCGTTATCAATTCCTGATGAGCCTATGGAAGAAGAAACGATGAAGGCAATTTTAACAGGCTTTGCCGAAACCCACAATTTGATTGAGAGGGAACAGAATGCCAATTACACTTGAAGAACTGCAAATAAAGTTTAGTGCTGAAATGAACAATCTGAACCCTCAGCTTGCCAGTATCAAGAACCAACTGGGAGGGCTGGAAGCAAACACGGTCAAAGCCCAGTCCGCATTCTCCAAACTTGCTAAGGCAGGGTTGGCTATCGGCGGTGCGATGATTGCCCGGGAGTTGTTTCAGGTCGGCAAAGAATCATTACAGATGGCGAATGATGCCGTCGAGTCCGAGCAGTTGTTTAGCGTGTCGATGGGGAACATGGAATCATCGGCAAGGGCATGGTCTGAATCTTTATCATCCTCTTTGGGCCTGAACTCCTATGAGCTGCGTAAGAATGTCGGGATGCTCAATACCATGTTCGGGTCAATGGGGTTAGGTGAACAGGAAGCCTATAACATGGCAACGGGCATGACGGAGTTAGCCAATGACATGGCATCGTTCTACAACCTTTCGACTGACGAGGCGTTTGACAAATTAAGAGCCGGTATCACGGGCGAAACTGAACCCCTGAAACGCCTTGGCATCCTTGTGGACGAAAACACCATCAAACAATACGCAATGAAGAACGGGATTTCAAAGACCGGGAAGGAGCTCACCCAGCAGCAGAAACTACAAGCACGTTACGGCGCAATCATGGAGCAGACCTCAAAGGCACAGGGCGACCTAGCCCGGACGATGGATAGCCCGACAAATCAGTTGAGAAAGTTAAACGCACAGTTTGACATGGCGAAAATCGCGCTTGGGCAGGCGCTTCAACCGGCCTTGATTGCTGTTCTCCCTGTTTTGACTTCCTTTGCTACTGGCCTATCAAGGGTTTTAGGCGGGGCCGGGGTTACAACCGGCAACCCATTTAGTGATGTGGTTATCTCCCTTGCAGATGCAACGGCATCTATTACATCGGGGGTCACAAGCCTATCACAAGAAGCCGTTGCGAAGATTAAAACCTTAAAGGCCGATGTTGAAACTGCTTTAGCTGACTATGCAACGGCTGCCGGGAAAACAAAGTCGGTTGTTATCGGTATCGAGTTGAAGCCTCAAACCACGGGCTATGAAAATGTCATGAATTCCCTTGATGATTTGAAGAACTATGTTGACGGGGCAACGGCGCAACCGATTATTGTTAGCATCGATGTATTGATGAAGGCCGCGCTACAGGATGGAAAGGTCACGCCCGAAGAAATACAAAAGGCCAGGGATGCTCTCAAAAAACAGGTTGACGATCTGCTTGCCAAAACAAAGAAAGACCAGGCAGCGGCTCACGCAGAAATCAATGTCAAGTATGCGGCTGGTGAGATAGAAACCGAGCAGGCCTTTAACGATGCTCATAAGGCAGTCGATGAAGAATACGGCACATTGATTGAGGGCATCAACCTTGTTTATACCCTTGCTGACGCTGATCTCCAAGTTGGGAAATGGAACGCTGTTCAGCTTAACGCAACCGATAGGGATAATATCAAGAAAGTTATTGAGGCCGAGGTCAACGCCGGGGACGTTGTGCTTGTCAACGCAGAGGCCGCAGTAGAGGGCATATTTGGCGGCGCGGGACAAGCCGGTCAAACATTCCTTGACTATTATGCTGGGCTGGTAGATGAAGCCCGGACGCTTGGAGAAAAAATCAAGAAGGCCGCAGAGGAAGGCATGACAGAGGGCGCAAGCCCTGAGTTCTTAGCTAACCTTGCGAAAAAGCGCCGAGAATACGCTGAACAGCAAAACTATCTGACATCCGGCATTGTACAGGGGAGCCAGCTTAACCTTGCACTTTCTGACTTCAATATGAACCCTGAGAGCATCAAAAACGTACTTGACGCTTTCCAGGGCGAGTTTGGAAAAGAAAAGAAGTCAGAGGGCACTTGGCTGTCTGACATGAAAACAATGGGTTCTAAAAGCATGTTCGACCCGAAGTTTCTTGAAAAACTTAAAACAGACGGCTTTGTTGATGAAAAAGGCGAGGCTTCTTATCAAGCGTGGATTGCCTCTCTCGAAAAAGACAGCGCAGACAGGTTAGCGGCGTATCAAAACGATATGGTGAGCCGTCTTTTATCAATCGCTGGTGATGCAAAGGGTATCGATACATCAGGCATGGGGATAATCGAGCTTTCAGCGATGCAACAGTCACTTAAGGGATTGCTGGACAAGATAGACCCGGAAGCATTAACGGGTGATTCTGTTCAGGCTTACAAGGATTTGGCTGATGCTTACGCAGAAATCGAGGCCGCGTATCAGGCGGCATTGAAGGGACTGCCGTTTGTACCCCAAAATCAAAATTACAGTCAGCCGAAACCGGGGGCAATGGCACCGTACAACCCATACACACCAACCTTTACCAAGCCCTTTGTCAACTGGTCGGGGTACGGGAGCGGGTATACCGAGAAATCCACAAATATAACTATTGCACCCTTAACCGTTACTGCAAACGTGGTTTTGGAGAGCGGTGTGGTGTTAGGCAGGGCAACCGTTATCGCCCAGCAGCAGCTTCAAAAGTCTGCTGGTGGCGGTGGAGTATGGACGAGGCAAACACAATGATAACAATAGGGTCTTCTACGGTCAGGACACCTTCAGACATGAGGGTGTCTTTTCTTGATGTTCAAAACGTGGAGAGAAACGCGGCAGGATTGGCGGTCATCGACAGGATAGCCCGAAAGAAACGGGTGTCCATGTCCTGGAACTACATTTCCAACTCTGATTTATCGACTGTTTTATCCGCAATTTCGGGAATCTATTTCAACCTTACCTACCCGGAGGCATCGGGTGCGGTGACGATTTCATGTTATGTCGAAATGTTTGAGGCTGGGCTTCAAAAGTATTCGGGTGGCGCGGCAGTCGGCTGGAAAGATACCAAGTTAGAAGTAATCGAGAGGTGATACTGTGACTTTTGACCAGGCAATGTCAGCAGATGTTAGAACCTTAAACGCAAGGGCGACTATCACCTGTATTGATGCTTTTACTATCACGCATACCCCCGTCATTTCATTCTCGATTGACGAGGGCGGTCAAATGCCGCTGGGGTCTGTTACTTCGGCATCATACACGATGGATTTGCCGTGTGCAGATGGGGAATACCTATACGGTGGGTCTATTTTAGGCAACCATTCTTTGACCGGGGCGCATGTTCAGATTCAGATCGGGGTCTACCATGATGCTGCCTGGGACTGGGTCAACTGTGGAGCGTTCACGGTAGAGAAAACATCATTTAAGGAATACTCCGGGCGGATGAAGTTATCCGGGAATGATCCGATGCTGGCGCTGGATATTCTGTTTGATGACACGCTACACTATACCTCCTCCACAACGCTCAACGATATTTTAACTCATATCAAGTCAAAGGGAATCACTATCACGGGTTCATTGGCTTGCAACGGGAATGCAATCATTTCCTTTGCGCCTGACTGGGGCGAGGAACCATCAATCAGGTCTGCTTTAGCGAATGTGTTACAGATTGGCGGCTCTTTTGCAAGGTGTGACAGTACGGGAGGAATAGTGATTCTCCCTGCGGTGAGTGCAACTACTCATTCGTTTACCACCTCTGAATATATCAATTTCACGGATGACGAAAGAACCTTCACATTTAACCGAATCAAGATGCTCCCGAACGGCGCGAAAAAGGATGCCGGGTATGTGGAATCTTATATTGCGGAGGTTGATGAATCAGCCGCGAACACGATTGTCTTAGAGGGAAACCCGCTATTTAAGACGAAAACCACCAAATCGTATGTCAGTTTATCAGAGGCCGAGCAAGCCGCAGGGCTGAAGAACCGGAAATATTATACCAAAGTCGGCTCAAAGTATGTGCTGGTAGAAGAACCCGCTGAAGAAAGCATGTCCGGCTACTACAAGCAACTCACAAACCGCAACACGACTGTATTACAAGGAATAGCCGATAACCTGAAAACCGCCCTGACTGGCTTAACCATCAAGGCGGTATCTTTCAGGTGGAGGGGAAACCCGAACATCAAGGCCGGTGATAATTTATCCTTGACTGATTCCACTTCCCGGACGGTTACATCGGCCATTATCCAGCAGACATTGAGGTTCGAGAACGGGTTTGCAAGTGAGATTTCCTGTCCATTAAACCTTGAATCTGTTGTCCCGGCAACCCTTAATTCAAACGGTCAATGGACACCGCCCTATTTTGGCGCGGGCACTATTGACGGGTCTGTCATCATGACGGGCACGATTGCGGGCGACCAGATAGCGGCAGGGAGTATCAAGGCTGATAACATCGCGGCGAAAATCATCACAGCAGATGAAATAGCCGCCAAAACCATCACGGCGGAGGAGATTAAAGCCGGGACGATCACTGCGGATGAAATTGAGGCGAAAACAATTACCGCTGATGAAATAGCGGCCGGGACGATCACTGCAACAGAAATTGGCGCGTCTCAAATCACCGCGACCCACATCGGCACTAATGAAATAGTTGCGAACACAGCGAATATCAAAGACGGCGTGATTACCAATGCCAAGATCGCAAACGGAACAATCGAAAACGCCAAGATAAAAGACGCGACCATCGAAACAGCGAAAATCAAGGACGCAGCGATTACCAACGCCAAGATTGCAAACGCCACCATCGAAACAGCGAAAATCAAGGACGCAGCGATTACCACGGCGAAGATAGCTGATGCGCAAGTCACAAACGCCAAAATAGCCAACGCCACCATCGAAACAGCGAAAATCAAGGACGCAGCGATTACGACCGCAAAGATACAAGACGCTCAGATCACCAACGCCAAGATCGCGGCGGCGGGCATTGACTTCGCCAACATCAAGGACGTGGTGGCGGGCACGAGCATCTTTCGTCAAGGCGTGGGCGATGCGCTGTACCTCGACCGCCTTGTGGTGAATGACGCGAACTTCGCCAGCGCCATTGCTGGCAAACTGATGATACGCGACACGGACGGGAAACTGTACCGCATCAGCGTAAACTCATCGGGCGCGGTCACGGCGACCCAGGTGCAGGTCAATGGCGACAGCCTGACGGACAATGCGGTGATGAGTGTGAGCCAGCGGCTTTTGTGGCGGCAGGCGACACAGCCCTCCGCGCCATGGGTCGGGATGCTGTGGCTTGATACCACAACCGAGAAACTCAAGAGATGCACCGCAATCACGCCCTCCGTGGCGTGGGAGGTTGTCCCGGCGGGAGAAGTCCATACGGCGGTCATCGACGTTGACGATAACGGGATGAATGTCCTGTCCGGCGGCAACCTCAACCTGTTGGCTGGCGGCAACCTCAACATCAAAAACCTCAGCGGCACGGCGAACATCATCAACATGGACAGCACCGGCCTGACCCTGTCCTCAACCGGCCAGCTCAAACTGCAATCCACCGACAGCATCATCATCGGCGGCAGTCCATTCAGCGTGGGCGGGACGAACCTGCTGGCTGGCACAAGCGAAGAGCTGAAAAACGTTAGTGTAAGCCGTTACACCGGCACTGTGCAGGAAAACCTGGTATACGCTGAACTCGGCTTGGCCGCAGACGATCCGGTGACATTTCGGGTATACCTCAAGGCTATCAACAAGCCTCTCAGAGCCAGGATATCCCAGTACAGAGCAGACGACACCTATGATTTTGTGACGGGGAATCTCATCCCGCTGGGGAGCGAAGGGTTTTCGTCTGTAACGACGACTGTTGGAGCGGATAAGGTGAAATGCTCCTGCCTGGTTCAGAATGATGATACAGCAACTTATACTACCACAACAACGGAGCAGTATAAATGGGCGAAGTTTGAAAAAGGCACTATCGCCACCGACTGGTCGCCCTCACCGCAGGACACTGCGGACGCGCTGGCGGGTATCGGCACGCAGATCACGGGACTTCAGACGCAGGTTGATGGGAAAATCGAAACTCACTTCGGCACGAGCGACCCATCGTCTGGCTGGACAGCGGCACAAAAAGCGTCGGCTGTCGGCGATATGTGGTTTAACTCATCCAGCGGCTCAGCAAAACTAAAGCGCTGGAATGGTTCGTCATGGCAGGACATCAACGACCAGACAGCGATTGACGCTTACGCAAACGCAAGCACAGCGCAGGACACGGCAGACGGCAAGCGAAGGGTTTTCGTGTCCCAACCTGTCCCGCCCTACGACGTGGGCGACCTGTGGGCTGGCGGCTCGTCTGGAGACCTCAAGCGATGCTCAACAACCAAAGCGGCTGGTGGTTCATATGCCGCTGGTGACTGGGTGCTGGCGACCAAGTACACCGATGACACGGCATATAATAATTTCGTTGCCAATACACTGCCTGGACTTCAGGCCCGTGTGCAAGTATTTTACCAAACCACAAAACCCACCTACACGGCGGTTGGCGACCTTTGGTATGACACTGATTCAAACCCGCTTGAGGTGTGGAAATGCACCAATGTGTCTACACAGGCGCACACAGCGTTTACTGACCCTGTTTTGACAAGGGCACTCTCGGCTGCATCCTCTGCATCCGCTGCTGCGGCGGCGGCGCAAGGAACCGCCAACAGCAAAATCAACACCTTTGTAGGCAGTTCAACACCCACGGCATTGGCGGCGGGCGACCTGTGGATGGATACCGGAAACAAAAACATCTGGAAGCGGGCAACGGCGGCTGGAACTGGCGGTTGGGTGCAGTACCTCACGGCGGCGGGTTATGTCAATTCCACCGGGATAACGATTGACGGCACAGACCTGACGGTCAAAGCAACGGGCAACCTGAACCTTGCGGCGGACGGAAATATGAACGTCCAAAACGGCGGCAATTTGAATGTGCTCAATGGCGGCGATATTGAGGTAAACAATGGCGGCGACATCAACGTGGCTGCTGGCGGGAAAATCAACCTAACCACATCCGACGACCTTATGATTGGCGCACAAAACATCAAGGCGTTTGCCGAAACCATCGACCTCTCCGCCAATGACAGCATCAAACTCACAGTCAAAGATGCGGCCAGCGGTGGCACTAATCTGCTGCTTAACTCTGACTGGAGCCAAGGGTTGCAGAGCGGTTGGACAACAACAGGGCCTGGATTCATGGACGCCGCTTACCTTTACAACGGGAAAGCCTCGCTCAGGCTTGTCACAGAGGCAGGACAGACTAGTAGGTACTCAACCCAGACTGTTGGGGTGAATACCAGGGACACCAATAAATTCACCCTGTCTTTCAGATACCGTGTCAACTCCAGCATCCTGGCGTTGGCGGGGAGCAATAGGGTTGCTACCGTCTATTGTCGAGACAGTGCTGACGCAACAATCGGCACTTTCTATGTCACTTACCCCGAACTCCCGGGCGGCACTACATGGTCAAGGAAGGAATTATCATTCGCCGCTCCGGCAGGAACCGAACAAATTCAGGTAGTCATGTATGCCCGTTCGAACGGCACTGATTCAAACATGGTATGGCTCTCTGATGTCAAACTCGAAAAGGGCACACAAGCCACCGACTGGTCGCCCTCGCCCTCCGACCCCGCAAGCGGCGTGAAGACAAGCCACATCACGATTGAAAACAACAAAATTGACATCTCATCCGGCGGCGACCTCAACCTGTTGGCGGGCGGCAACCTCAACATCAAAAACCTCAGCGGCACGGCGAACGTCATCAACATGGACAGCACCGGCCTGACCCTATCCTCAACCGGCAAACTCAAAATTACCTCAACCGAGAGTATCGAAATCGGTGGGTCTCCGTTCAGCGTGGGCGGCAGAAACCTGCTAAGAAACGCTGATTTTCAGCGCACCATCACAGAATGGGAGTTCGTACGAACCACGAGCAGTCTGACTACCACACACCTGATGGATGGCAAGCCCAGCCTGACCGTAACATTGGCCGCAGGGAACGCACACGGATATATTCATCAAACTGTGCTCGCCAATCCAGGAACGTACACAGCATCTGTCTGGATAAGGCCAACTGGCGACAGATTATCGTACTACGGTGGGTTGAGCATCCTGCGCATTAACTGCCTGGACAGCGCAAACACCTTATTGCTTCAAGCCGAACTAACCACCACGGGTATGACAAACACCGGGGATTTTCAACGCATTTCACAGAGTATCACCGCACCCGCGAACACCGCAAAACTCCAGGTGATGCTGCTTGTACGCTCGTCTGACAGCACGGGAAACCAGATGATTTTCGCGAACGCGATGCTGGAGAACGGCAACACGATGACCGCATGGTCGCCCGCCCCCGAAGACCCCGCCAGCGGCGTGAAGACCTCCTCGGTTGAGGTCAACAGCAACGGCATCTACATGGACACGACCGGCACATTCAACGTCAATGCCGGGGTAGGTGTGAACATCAAGGGCGGAAGCGGTGCGTCATCAATCGGCATCAGTAACAATGACGCTAATAACTACTTCCTGTGGGCAGGGCACGGCACCCCCGCGTCTGCGCCGTTCTCGGTCAAGATGGACGGCTCGGTCAAGGCGACCAAAATCCAGCAGGAGTACAGTCAATCATTCTGGGACATGGCCGATTCTTCTGTGCCCGCAGAGTTCCCAATCTACATACCAAGCGGGTATACGATTGATAGTGTGGCGTTTACCTTCCAGACGAAAAAAGCGAGGACGTTTGCCAAAGCTGCGGCTAATGGTGGAGGAGAAACAGTAACCAGCGCAGCAAACAACGTAGATAACACTGGGAGTGCGTCTGGAAATACCGGAAGCCCGAGTGAGGAATATACCGGATATGGCGGAACCGGAAACACTGGAGCGGGATCAGCCCACACTCACACCATAACCAATCACAGGCACAGCTATACGATGGGGGCGTCGGACACGGGCTATACTCAACCTGGAGCGACGAATGAAGGCAGCCATACCCACTCGGGGCCGAACCACAGGCACTCGCTGAACGGCCATGTGCATAACCTTGGCTCTCATACCCACTCACTTAATAACCATACACACGGCGTAACTGTCAGCGCTCATTCTCATGGCATCAACTACGGCATCAACGAAAAATCGACGCTGGCAACATCCTGCGCCCTCAAAGTCGGGACTACGACCATCGGCACATATTCACCCAATCCATCAAACCCGGTCGAGATAAAAGCCTACCTGTCGGCAGGGTGGAACACTGTCGTAGTCGCCCCAAACAATGACGCCCGTATCGTCGCGTTTGCGCTGGTCAAATTAACACCCGCCTAAAGGAGCAGAGAATGATTCACGAACAACGAACACTCGGCGCTGACCGTGTGGACACTGTCCGCATCACGCTCGACACGCCGCCAGAACTGATAGAGCAGTACGCAAACGACGGGTACACGGAAGTACTTGAACACTACCTCGTCCTGTACAAGCTGCCCGAAAAGACCGTGCTCAAGGAAAAACTGGACAGCATAGCGGCGGACTTGCCTGATGAAATCGCTGTTGAGCACATTGACCTCTACCCCGTGTGGATGGAGGGCATGGCGCTTGGCATCGGCGACAGGGTGCAGCACGACGGCGGGCTATACCGTGTCCAGCAGGCGCACACGGCCGAGCATCCACCGAGCGTCAACACGGCGGCGCTGTATACGCGCATCCAATCGCCCGGAGAAATCCAGGCGTGGGTGCAGGGGCAGAGCTACGCCAAAGACGCACAGGTGACGCACAACGGGAAGACCTGGATTAGTATGGTCGATAATAACGCGTGGGAGCCTGGGGCAGACGGCGTGTTTGACAACATTTGGAAGGAGGTTATCGCGTGAGCAAAATAATCAACTTCGCCCGGCTGCAGGTCGGCAAGCCCTATGTTTTTGCCACAAGTGGGCCGAATTCTTTCGACTGCTCCGGGTTGACCAAGCGCGCGGCGGCGCAAATCGGGCTTGACCTATACCACGGAGCGACGACCCAGTGGAACAGGGGCACAGAGACTGGCCCTCCTGAACGGTACGGATACTTTGACCAGACCGGGCCCATCGATACGCTACCCAACAAGGTGGCGTTTTTGTTCAACCAGGACAAGACCGCCGCAAAACTCACGATGGCGCACACCGGCTTATACGATGGCGCAGGGCGCGTGATTCAGGCGGGTGGGCAGTACAAGGGGGTATCGGACAAGCCGTTAAACAGGAGCAGGTGGAGCCATTGGGCGACATTGAGCACATTCTGGGCGCAGAAAGATGAGGATGACTACATGGACGCGACATTAAGACAGGGGAGCATCGGCGAGGCGGTTAAACAGCTGCAACTCGGATTGATTGCGCTGGGCTATGATGTTGGAAAAAACACGCAGGCCGATGGCAAATTCGGCCCGGCCACAGCGGCGGCGGTGCGAAAGTTCCAGGCCGATGAGGGGTTGCCCGTGACCGGCATCTGGGCGCTTGAGGACCAGAACGCACTGGACAATGCGCTCGAGGACGAGAACGGCCCGCCGGTCAACGATGACGCGCCGCCTGTTGACAACGATGCGCTGCTGGCTGAACTGGAAGGGCTTAACAAGCGCCAGGCCGTCATTATCGCCGCTTTGAGAGGGGTGATGTGATGTGGAGTGGATAGCCCCGGTTAAAGACTTCTGGTGGCTGTTCGGGGTGCTGCTGGCGATACTTGCCGCTTTGTGGCGGCTTGCGATTCAAACAAATAAGAGCAAGGAGAGTTTATCGCAGGTGGCAACGAACAGAGAATCGATTGACGCGCTCAAAGGCGAAATCCGCACCATCAAAGATGATATATCCGATATCAAGGAAGGCATCGACCGTCAGGGGCACGACATGGCGGCTGTGCTCGGCGCATTACAGGCTGTGATGATTGCGCTGAATCAAGAAGGCTGCAACATCGGCGGGGCGCGGGACAAATTCAACGACTATTTGGCGCGAAGGTGAGAGGAGAAAAACAATGGTAGACTGGAA